ACTGCAGCGAAGCCCGAAGACGACAGGTTAACCTGGGATTTGCCGGTAGTGCCGGCAGCATTCCTTATTTTTCTGTGTATTGTCGTCATGGTAAGGGGATTCCTGAGCTGGATATCTGAGACGGTGCTGAGAAGCTATACGATGTTTTCTTAGGCAGATTCGCGAAAGCAAGCATAAGAGCATCAGCGCGATCCGGCGATTTCAGGCCCCGGCGCTTCATCTCTTCCTTGGATTCGATCTGAATTTGCCCTTTGGATGTGATTTTATACTTCAATTTAGATAATTGTGAAGCCAGTTCTTCATCTTCGCCTATATCAATTTCTTTGTTTTCGAAGCATTTTCGAAGGTTCCAGTACCATTCGGCGCGTGTGTTGAGGAACTGCTCGGAGTCAATGGCCTTGAACCCGGATCGCATTTCTTTAGCTGGAAACTTCTGCTCATGGAGCCTGTCATAGACCCCAGCGCCCAGTCCATCGGCGTCTATTCTGGCTTCGGTTGCGTTGGTATCCCTCAGAGCCCGTATTATCCGGCCAGTTGTGGCCATTGTGTCCTCTTGGTGGGTTGCCTTATAGAGTCTGGCAACTTTGCCCCGGCGATGCACCAGAACGGTTTCATCCTGGCCGAACCTGGCCACATCACAGGCTAGAATATTAGGCGTGGATGGCTCCAATTTGTGGGTCTGTGCATACACTATCCAGGAGAGCGGAATGAGGGCATCCGTTGAATGCTCAGGGAATTGGCCCAGGACTCTGGATATCCAGAGCGGGGAATCTTCGCCCCATTTGAGCCACTTGTCATAGACCCATTCAGGTGTTATGAGGTAGGGCGCTGGAAGGTCCGAGGTTATCTTTTCCTTCCAGGCGTTGGCCCGGATGTCCTCGATTGTGATTCCGAAAGTTGTAAAATTTGGAGTATCAAAAGCCGATATGTAAATCTTAACCACGCCTGGCCGGGAAAACATTTCATAGAATTCTCCGGAGGATTCGGTGGGATTGCCAATCGCGAGTAGATGGGAATTCTGAGACGTCAGAATGCCATCAATGCCTATCCAGATATCGGACTCTATGCCCGCTGCCTCATCGGCCACAACCAGAATATGACCTTTGGCGGAATGCGCGCCCTGAAAGCGGTTGGCGTCATTTGTGCTGCGACCTGTCGCGAACCAGTTAGGTCCAAGATCCAGTCTCGTATCTAGGAGCTTCCCCCCAAGTTCTACTTTGGAAGAGGCATAAGCTGACCTGATCTCCTGCCAGAGAATGTCTCGTACCTGGTCGAAGGTTGGTGCGGTGGTGACGACCCTGGAAAGGTAATAAGAAATTGTGAACCACAGAACAACACGCGCCGATATCCAAGACTTGCCAGCAGCATGACAGGAGGCAACCGCGACTTCTTTGTTATCTCTAACAGCTTCTAGGATTTCTATTTGCTTTGCCCATGGGACAGCCCCCAAGACTTCGGTTACAAAATATTCAGGATTTGTCTGAAGTTCCTGCACCGTCTCTTCGCTCGCCGACATCTTTAACCAGGTCCGCTACAGTTTTTATATTTATGTTCAGTGGATTATCTTTATCTCCGCCAATCGCTATGTTCCTCTTGTCCTGCCAGTGCTCAGGATCGCGGTTGTAGAGCCAGACTTGTTGAGCAGTCACGTTGCCTTTTAGTGCCGAACTGAACATTGCTTGCTCTACCAGTTCATTTGCATCGGTCTCTGCCTGCGCAACTTCAGCCGCGAACTTCTTGTTATTATTCATGTACTTATTGAAGGTCGGGCGGCTGATCCCGGCCTTCTTGCATGCCTGAGTACGCCTTATGCCCTTCCGCAAGAGATCGAGGAATATCTCGCGCCTAGCAGCATCGAATTTCTCACGGTGGGGACGGGGTTTCATGAAACATCAACTTGTCTACTTTATAGCGATCCATCCAGCGAAATTCATCCATCGCCAGAAGCAATCTATCTGCTTAAATCCAGCTTTCGCTAACAGTTCCTCATTCCACGAAGCCGTTACAGGAACCAAAACACCCTCTAAAGATAATCGCTTTCTCTTTATATCCTCATCGGAGTAGCCATTGCTCTTCTTAGATGCATGATAGAGATTGATTAACTTCTCATTTATCTCAGATGTTGCGCCTAATATCTTCTCCACCAGGATGAATGCACCACCTTTCTGGAGGCGATCATAGATATCTGAGATCAGCTTTTGGCGGTATTCAATGGGTACGAACTGCAATGTTAGGATCGATAAGCACACAGATGGCCGTATGCCTTCCAATCCTTCTAAGGACTGCCGCAAATCGTGGTCTAGGATCTTAATACCATCTTGTCCCTTGAAGCGATTAGTAGCAATCTGCCGCATAGGTTCGCTGACTTCCAGACCATAGAAGCGATTAGAGAAGTATCCAGCTTCTATAAGCGGGGCAATTGCATCGCCTCTTGAGCACCCCAGGTCTAAAATATCGGTATTTGGCTTTATATAGAGCTTCGCGAGATCAGTAACCGCCTGCCTCATGACATCTATTTGTGGAATAGACCGCTTGAGCATGTCATCAAAGCAGTTGGCAACTTCGCCATTAAATTGCCATTTGCCTTCAGGAATCACTTTATCATCCATTATATATTCTCCTATATAATTTCACATAATCAGCTAAATGTTCCCGTAGACGAGAACCGCATTGCATATTATCATCATGCCGATAGATAGGTAATTCTTTAAATCGATCTGCGAAAGCAATAATAGCAGGCATCTTTTGTTTTGGGCGGTTCAATTCCTTCCAGTTATATTCAAAGAAGTAATCGCGAACGGGCTGGCAAGAGTAAGGCGCGTGAAAGATCTTCCCGAAATGATTTGCCACTAAATGGGCCTGCTGTAATCCTTCCTGTCCAGGATTGGCTAATAAGGCCTTTCTGTAATCAGTAAAGAACTTCGCTGACTTCTTGCCACATTGGATAGCAGCATTCTTATTAGATCCATAAAGGGTGTCCGCTTGAATGCCAGAATAAACGTGCTTCTCCTTGATCGCCTGCATTAAGAAGTAATAGCCGTACATTACCTCGACATGCGTCTTTCTCGGAGATTTTATTATTTTGATTACATCTTTTAACTGGGTTAGCTTATCTCGATTATCCTCATTTACGATTACTTGCGGGACATTCCAGTATTTACATGCCACCTTACTTGCCCTGGCATCATTTGAGATGAAATAGGATAGATGGAAGGTATAGCATGTTACTTTTGCGCCCAGTTCCAGGAGAGTCCATAGGACGGTTAAGCTGTCTGTGCCTCCACTGAAGAGAAGGGCAACCGGTTCGTTGGGCAGATCCTTGGATATTTCTTGTTTAAGGAGCTGTCTTAATCTTTCCAAGGATATCATCTCTGATAGTGGTCGCTATGTGGGACATCATGACCGGCGGGACTGCCCGGCCCAATCGCTCCCATTGCTGTGAATAGGAGCCGGTTAGAATGAAATCATCGGGGAAAGCACAAATTTTCTTTAGTTCACTTATTGAGAATTTTCTCTTAATAACTTGATTATCTTTATTCATCTCTGTATTAATAAATAACCTTGGATTTGTATCAACTATAGGAGAGGGTCGATTTGTTATATCCCCAACACTATATTGCCCCCCAGTATCATGAATAGCTTTACATGAATATATCTCAGTGGCTAACCCATTTCCGCTTGATGGAGATACTCCTATAGTTTGGTAAGGAGAAGATTCGGATTTAACCTTTTTAACTATACCAAATCCGCCGCCTAGATCTATAAATTGGATGTGAGGTAATGCATCCTTGACCATATATCTATAACTTAATGGCATTGGGTGTTTCGGTTCGATCCCTAAATCTTCCCTAACCCCAATAAATATAAGTCTCTGTCTCGCCTGAGGAACACCCAACCATTGAGCATCTAAGACCTTAGCAGATACATCATACCCGCACTCTTTTAGGGCCTTTAGGATAAGTAGGAAATATCCTTTAGCAGTTCCCTTTACTAAGCCGCTTACATTCTCAGCAATGAATACTTTAGGCTGTAGATCATTGAGTAACCTAGCATACTCAAAAAATAGGTCATCAGTCCTCTGGCAGGAGTCGCTATACTTCTTAACTTTACCCCATCCAGCCTCGCGTTTTCCAGCGGTTGAGAATGATGCACATGGAGGCGAGCCTTCAAAGACATCCAATTGCCCTTTAGATAGCCCTATCGCATCTAGGATCTCGGATGCTTGGACTTTTCGTATATCCCTAGTATCGAGGATCGTACCCTTGTGATTGGCTCTATACGTGTCCTGTGCGGCAGGGATAAACTCGTTTGCCCAGAGTACCTTAAAGCCTGCCATCTTGAAGCCGAGGCAAGACCCCCCGCATCCTGAGAAGGTGCTAACCACATTATAGCCGTTCCAAGGGAGATCTGCGATCTCCTGCATAGAAGGGACTTTATAAGGAGGCTTATTCATTGGGTTTCGGCTTTCCTGACCAACCATAACCACACTTCGGGCAGCAGTATTGGATATCTATATTCTCATCAAATTCTTTGAAATCTGCCGGAGGCTCATTAATATGAGGGTCTAAGTCTTCCTCCAATTGATCGAAATCATATCCCGTCAGCTCTGCATCCAAGCCCTCGATGCTCTCCAGGATGTCCTTAACAAGATCCAAGTCGGGCTCGGCCAGCTCTGCGATCCTGTTATCGGCTATGAGATCTGCATACTCAGCCGCTTCGTTCTCATAATCCTGGTAATCGAGTGGAACTTGCGAGACTCCCAGGAGTTCTGCAGCCTTTCGCCTGCCAGCGCCCTTGGTAATGAATCCGGATAGCTTGCTTATGGTAATCGGGTTGCGCCAGCCCTGGACTTTGATAATATTTGCTAGAAGCTTAATCTGCGCTTCGGGGTGCTTATTTGGATTCCGTGGGTTCTCGATAGCCTTTTCCAATGGGCCGATCTCATCATGAGAGCACCAGACGGCGATTCCATCCGCGAGAGCTTTGGGTTTCATAAAGATCCCTTTTATATGGTAAATTTTGTTAAATTGGAATATTGGTCCGGCTCGCGCCGGATCGGTGGCCAGGGAAAGGAGGGATCGAGGAAGCCCCAGCCACCGGGTTGGATGATCATCTTGGTG